ATCCAAATAATGGCGGTAACTTAGTAACAAGTAAATTTTATGAAATTATTCGTCCAGATGTTATCACTATAGGATTCACATTTGAGTAAGGAGAAACGGTGATAGTAAATTACGATGAAAATCCAAAAATCACCGATACAGTCAGGTTTGAATTGTTGACACCTGATGCGAGTGGTTGTTTGACAACCATGCCATATAAAATTGATAATATTACAATTTATTTTGTTGAAAGAGATTTTACTAGTGTAAAAACAAGCAAGTATGAAGAAAATACATATGATCCAGCCAAAGTAGCGTATGCTAATGAGTTGGAGGCAATTGCTTGTGCCAGTCCAACATCAGACAATATAGCTGCTGCCAAAAAAGCAAGAGCTTTGGCAGATATGACTGTATCTACAAGCCTTTTTTACTTTAATGACGCAAATCCAATATCAGTAATTGGTACTGCAACAAGTCCAGTATGGTTGAAAGGAAATAACATAACTGGCATTAGCAAGGCAAATCCAACAGTAATAACATCTGCATCGCACGGATTGAGTACAGGTGATGAAATTTATATTTACGCAAGCAATTCTGTTCCTCCCATAGATGGACAATATAAAGTAACTTATCTGACATCCAACACTTTTTCAGTTCCTTTTGATTTAAGTGATGTAAGTTATACCGCCGGAACAAGCGGAATATGGTATACAGCACTTGATAATAGCAATAATGTTGCACAGCCAATTGTTACAAATAATAAAACCAGCATAGGACTTTTTGAATTTTTATGGTCTCCTAATCACGCAAGAGAAGGTGATTATTTCATTTGTTGGAGATGGACTCCTTTAGCTGGAGGAAGTTCTTTATCATCACATTTGAAATTCAGTTTGTCTGGAAATACATCAGTCACAACTAGCATACCTACACATTTTACAAAACCAGAAAAGTATACGACTCTTTTGGATAGATATACACCTGAAATGTTTAAAACAACAGTTTCAGATAATGATTTAACCCCTAGTGTTATAGACAGATTTAATCAATCAATAGCGTTGGGATTTACAACGCTTGAAAATTTGGCCAATCAACTTGTTGATCTTCAAGACCCTAATGTGATTGCAGAAGCTCTGATCCCATATTTGTCAAATACATTTAATTTAAAATTAAAAAGCAATGATCCGACAAGATGGCGTGGACAAATTGTTCGTGCCGTTTCTCTTTTCAAGAAAAAAGGCACATACTCAGCTTTGCAAGAAGCATTTTCATTGGCTGGCATGAAATTGTTGAATTATCGCCAATTGTGGCAAGTAATTTCAAAATATACTTGGCAGGAAGCGTTTACTTACGATGGATCAACATTGGCATGGGAATTGGAAAATGTAATCATAGAACCATTGGATTTGAATAACTTTGAATTATCATTAAGGCCATTTGATTCAAGTTCGTACACAACTTTGACATCAAGCTATGTTTCATTTTCTACAGTTGATGGAATAACAACAATGACATGGGTTGGCGACAATTTGTCAGTCGATCCCATATCTTTGGTAAGCGGAGACACAATAAAAGTAATTTATCAAATTGCAAATGTTCCGAATCCAACAGAACAATCTCTAGAAGAATATATTAGAACTCTAGAATTAATCGACAAAAGAAATGAGAGGGATCAACTATATCCACTCAAGAATTGGAATGTGAGAGGTCTTGAGCAAGATGATATACTATTTAACTTGATAATTCCAAACAGGCATCCTTTTCATGATTTGCTGATTTACGGGCAGGTCAGAACAGAATTTCCATATTCTGAAAACATTTACAATATGGAAGAATACAATGGCAGCATCAGGAATTCAAAGTCGCCATGTGACATTGGCAAGTATTTTATCGACCCTTGTAAAGCGTGTATGGGTAGCAGCTACAACATAGACATTCAAATTGATACAATTTCAGACGATAGAATTGATGAGTTTTATGAAGTTTTGCAAGAAAATATGCCTTTTCATGCATTGTTAAATACTGTTAATTTTTTTGGTGGTTTCAATGAATTCATAGCTTCTCCACAAGAAAGCATCGAGTGCTTGATTAATTGCACTACAAGACAATACTGTCTTGCTGGTGAGGGTCAAACATACTTCAATAGGGCTATGAGATTAAGCAATTTAAACAACCTTCCCTCAACACAAACTATTTTGAGAGACGAATTGGCAGATGTAAGCCAAGTTGTATCTTCGGCCACAGCAACAGCATACAACACGGATATTGTTGTTTACTGTCCATCATTGTCATTGAATGGAAGAGGTATACGAGAAGACCACACAAGCATATTGCAAATTTTAGATGGAGTTTATGCTGGTTCTTATTATGTGTATGGTGTAGATCAAAACATGATTCGTTTTGACTCTGCTCCAACAGAGCCAATAGACAATTGCAACAACATTTTTGATTGGGGTGGTTCCTTAAGCACTTGTTCTTTCCCGTTTAGAATCGTGAATCCTGTAATGGATGCTTTTCACTATGGTTCATTGTGTAACATAGATCAAGATGATTTGATAGTTTTTTCAGACACAACCAAAGACTTTGGTCTTTTGGGCGTGAAGTCACAATTTGATGTAGATCAGGGAACAGCAGCAACAGCTTGGGAAGTTTCAATTCCAGCATATGGCATAAGTAATTATAAAATTATGAATGTTGATCCTAGTGGAAATTTGATACTGGAATATGATTCCAGTTTTCCATCATCATCAGCAAATGGCATCACATATACTTTATATGATGGAGCAACAGCGGTAGCAACTGGAACAACAGCATCTTTGGGAGTTACAAACAGAGGCAGAGTAACGGCTTTAAATCCTAATGTATTGCCAATAAGCAGTTTAATTACTGGTCCTAACTTTTATCAGACAATTAGCGGTACTGATTATGAAATATCGAGTTTGGTAAATGGAACCACAGATCAATTTTATTTGGCAAATTACAATGCTGGTTCATTTGCTGGAATCAACATGATTGTAACAAGCAGGATGGTTGATAATGTTATTGGATATATGAGCAGTAGAGGACTTAATTTGCAATTTTCAGGTGTTGATTATGAAACATCATTGGGAATTCAAGATGGAGCAAATAATATTTTGCCATATACTGATCCAATTGTAAATAACTTCATGTCAAATTATATTGTTGAAGTTGATGGGAAAAACTATTTGATGACAGGAATCAACGGCAATAATCCTGTAGGAGATACTACAATCAATTTAAGTGGGCCAGATGTTTATTGGACAACTTTGACATCTGGTGGAACCTCTGTGACTGTAAACATATATAAATATGAAAGCAAGGGTGCGACAATTCAAGGACAACAAAAAGGACAACCAACCCATACTTTTGCAAGAATTGACAGGTCTGGTAGTCCTAATCTAACTGGTACTGACACTCCTACTGACACAGTAGTTGCTTCATTGAGTACGAATTCAAACAATGGAATGCCACAAGAGTTCATTAGACAGAGCGAATCGGTTTCTTATAAAATTGTTTATTCTAATGGAGCAAAGGAAGAAGGAAAGCTATGAAAGAACTTATCAACAAAATAAAAACCCGTGGCGATGTGCAAATGATCATCAACTATTCTTGTGGAAAACAAGAAATAGTAGAATTTCCAAATACTGTTCTTGCCAAAGGTAGAGAAGCGTTAGCTGCATCTCTTGGAAACAAGTTTACAGGAACATACGAGTTCTACATTAATCGCATGATTTTTGGTACAGGAGGTGTTGCAGGTGGAAATGTAAAATATGTTGATGCCAGTCGAAATGGTTTATTTTGCGGTTCTCCAGTTGCTACCAAGCCAGTAATTTCATCTCTTGATCCTAATGTTCCATCTCAAGTAATTCTCACATCAGTTTTAGCAACAAGTGATGCTGTTGGAGAAGTTCTGAATGAAATGGCATTGCAGATGGCAACAGGAGATTTGTATAGCATGGTAACTTTTCCAAATCTCACAAAAACTGACCAGATGAGCATTATTTGGAACTGGACTTTGAGTTTTATTTGATAGGGAGCAATTATGCCTGACTTAAATGGTTTACCAGTTCCTCTTTACACAGCAGGACAGCCATATCATTGGGAATATGATAATATTCCTCTTCAGACATTGGCGGATAGAGACAATTTAATAAATGCTGTTGTTGACACTCATCAAGAAATTTTAAGGAATTGTGCTGGTACTGTTGGAACTCTTGCAAATAGACTAAATCAATCAATTGAAGACGATGGTAATCTTAAGGACACAGCGGTTGATCAATGTCTCCATAATATAGCAGAACATTCAGATGGAACAAAAACTGTATCTGGATCAGAACTAACAGATTATCAAAATTTGGGATATCCAACTATATCAAATCCTGTCCCATTTGTTAGAATGCTAGAGGCAGAAAGAGACAAGTTATCATTAGTTGCTGATGAAGCTACTAAAATTTTAATTGATGTAAACACGCCATCTACAATCTATACCTTTGGCGATGGAGTTGACACATTAAATTTAGCGGAATCGTCATCTATTGGATGGACATTTGAAGCTCCTAATACAGTCAAACCAGAAATTAAATTTAGCACAGCTTTTGCACATAGGCATTATTATGCTCTAGAGCCTGTTACAAGCGACTATATTAGTTTTGGTGTCAATGGAGCCTATACTCCTTACATGGAAGACTCCTTGAGAGTTTACATTAATGGGATTAGACTAGATCAGGATTACACAGTATATGTACCAAATTCTGATGTCACAGCATGGACGGCAAACAAGTTTACCCCAAATCATCTAACAGGCACATTTGTTTTACAAACAGCCATAACATCAAATGATATCATAAAGGTTGATTTTGATATCTCCGTTACTTAAAAGGTGTAAAATGTCTGACTTTATTAGATGGATGAAAAACAGAGATGTTAAATTGTACTATGAATTTATATCTCAAGATGAATTTGGAAATGAAAATAAAGAAAATAAAAAAGAGCTAGTTGTGTTGGTTGGCCCACCAGCAGTTGGTAAAAGTACATATATTGCAAATAAGTTTGATTCCAAAGATGTTTTTGTAGTAAGTCGTGATGATATTGTTGATGAAGTTGCAAAGAGTATGGGATTAACATATGATGATATGTTTGCATTGCCTCCAAAAGATTCAATTCCCAATACATCTGTTGAGGGAATGGAAAAATATGGTTTGGTTGAAAAAGCGCCACTTTGGATGACATGGACAAAAGTAGTATACAAAAAAATAGTTGATGCTAATGAGATTATCAATTCGCAATTAAAACAAAAATTCAAAGAAGCTGTTGATTCTGGCAAAAATGTAGTAGTAGACATGACAAACATGACTGCGAAAATAAGACAAAGTGCTTTGAATTATGCTAAAGATAAAGACTTTTTCAGAAGGGCTGTGGTTTTTACATTTGCAGAATCAGATTTGCCTGAAATATTTAACAGAATGAGGAAAAGAAGTGCCGAAATTGCCTCTAAAGGAGGCAGTAAAACAATTGGAGAAGATGTTGTTCACAGAATGATCAAAAGTTTTGAAAAAGTTAGTCCAGAAGAAGGCTTTGATAAGGTAGAAACAGTAGGATTTGCTTCTTGAAACAGTAACAACATTTCTCTTATGATTATAAGAGAGGTGTTGAATTGGATACATTTACAGAAAAGAAATTGAAATCTTGTTTTGTAATATTGGCTCCCGAACATCCAGTCAATCTTATAAAAGATACTGTTAATTCAATAAAATATCATTATCCAGATTTGCCATTTTCAACAGTTGTTGATTCATCTGCAAATAAAGAAAATGTTCTATCAATAAAAAGTATTAGTCC